ACTACTTCAGAAGGTGAGAATGTAAGCGCTGTTACTATTGATCAAATGGATGAAGTAAGAGAGGCATTCCAAGGTTACTACTCATATATCGATGATTTCATCGAAGACATGAAAAAAGTATTCCCAACATTAGGAGATGATTGGGGTGTTTATATTCCTGAAGTAAAATATCTATCACCTGAACCATTAGTAAATTACAGTGATTTATCATTAGTAGATTACGATAACGTCCATTTTGTAGGTGATGCTCTATCAGCTCGTGGTATTACAGTTTCAGGTGCACAAGGTATTTATGTTACAGATTATATTTTGGAATCACATTTCCCAGAAGAATTCCCAGAATTTTTTGAGAATTACTAGGATATATAATAATAATTTCGTATATTTAATAAATTAAAATAAGTTATGGCTAAGAAGAACAAATTATATGAGTACAAAGAGATTAATTCTCGAGGTGCAATTATCCATTTAGCAAAATATGTAGGTGAAGAAAACTGGAAATTCCATAGATGGGATGGACCTGCAATTGAACCTTACGATAAAGATAGTGAAATGTTTAAATCGTACTACCTAAATGGTATTAAGTACGATGAAGAAACTTATAACATTATTATGCAAGAGCGTGAAGGTTTACCTTGGTATAAAAACCAATCAATGAAATCATTGCTAACTGATTACAGAAACTAATATGGAACAACCAATTGTAATTAACGCTAAAAAATGTAAAGAATGTAATGTCCCTAAAGGATGGGGGCATGAAATTATATTTGAAAATAATGAACTTTATTGTGGTAAGTTACTTGTATTTAAAAAGGGTTGTAATTTTAGCATGCATTACCACTTGATTAAAGACGAGACTTGGTACGTTCAAGAAGGTGAATTTTTATACCGTTGGATTGATACTGAAACTGGAACTGAATGGGAACAAAGTTTAAAAGAAGGTGATAGTGTAAGACAATACCCAGGTCAACCACATCAAATAAAAGCATTAACTGATGGAGTTATATTTGAAGTTAGTACTGAACATTTTGATAGTGATAGCTACAGAGTATATCGTAAATGGTTAGATAATAAAGACGTATGAAAATAGGTTTATGTGGTACAATGAGTGTGGGTAAAACCACACTTGTTAATGCTCTTAAGGAGCGAGACGAATTTAAAGATTATATTACTAGAACAGAACGTTCTAAAGAACTAATGGCAATGGGTATTCCATTAAACACTGATTCTACATTTTTAGGTCAAACAGTCTTTATGGCTGAGCGAGCAAGCGAATTATTAATCGATAACATTATTACAGATCGTACTATTATTGATGTAATGGCTTTTGCTCAAGCCTCCAAATCAATGGATTGGCCTGACAAGGAAGCATTTTATGCTTATGCTATTCGTTTAATTAGTCAATACGATTATATTTTTTATGTTTCACCTGAAGGGGTAGAAATGGAAGATAATGGTATTAGGGAAACTAATGCGGATTATAGAACTGAGATTGATTTTATTATTCGTCATATTTTAAGTCAACAACAACATCGCATTAAAAATTACGGTGTACTTGAGGGTAGTACTGAGGAACGCATTGAACAAATGCTAGAGGTGATTTCTCTGTAATATTTATAATAAAACAATATTATAATGAAACGTTCAGAATTAGCAGAATATATTAAAGAAACTATAGTAGATGTTCTTCAAGAAGCTACAATTGAAACTTCACCTGAAGATTTATCTAAAGTAAAACAAGCTGCAGATAAAGATGATGTTATTAAAGTAACTGAAGATGATGATGTAGAACCAACAGCTAAAGATATTAAAAAGGACGATTCAATATCTACTATTTCTCGTAAACTACAAGATACAACTAAAGAGATGAAAGCTGTAGTTAACAAATGGAAAAAAGCAGAAGGTGAAGATAAAGAAAGACTGTTAGCTCGCTTAAAAGATTTAACTAAAATTAAGAAGGAACTTGAAGGGTTACTTTAAAAATATACAAACTTTACTAATTGTAGTATTAGCAGTTCTTTTGTTTTATCAAAAAAGCTGCTCTTCTACACCTCCAGTAGAACCACAGACTATTACGGAAGTGGTAACTAGATGGGATACATTAAAGGTTTCAACAAAAGAATATGTTCCAAAATATATTAAAAAAACAGTAGTTAATATTGACACCTTTCAGGCGCCAATTGATACTATGAGTATTTTAAGAGATTACTATGCTAAGTATTTTTACACTGATACTATTAAGGTTGATAGCCTTGGATTTATAGTGATAAATGATACGGTTACTCGTAACTTAATATCAAAACGAGATGTTCAATCCAACATATTCATCCCAACAACTACAATTACTAATACTACTTACCTCTACAAACGCGAATTATTTTGGGGCGCTTCGATAAGTGGTAATCAAGAACAAATACAAAGCATTAACGGCGAATTAATGTACGTTAATAAAAAAAGAAATGCATACGGTTTTGGAGTAGGAGTTGATCAAAACTTCCAACCTATTTTTACAGGCCGTCTGTATTGGAAGATAGGTAAATGAGCCAAGATTTAAGAAAAATAATTCAATCCGAATATGTTAAATGTGCTGCTGACCCAGTTCATTTTATGCGCAAATACTGTTTCATCCAGCACCCACAACGTGGACGTATCCCATTTAATCTATATCCATTCCAAGAAAAAGTATTAACCTTATTTCAGGAAAATCCTTATTCAGTAGTATTAAAATCTAGACAGCTAGGTATTTCTACTTTAGGTGCTGGTTACTCTTTGTGGTTAATGTTATTTCATAAAGATAAAAACGTACTTTGTATTGCGACAAAGCAGGATACAGCTAAAAACATGGTTACGAAGGTTAAATTTATGTATGAAAATTTACCTTCATGGCTTAAAATCCCAGCACCTGAAAATAATAAATTAACATTACGATTAAGTAATGGTTCACAAATCAAAGCAACATCTGCAAGTAGTGATGCTGGTAGATCAGAAGCAGTATCTTTACTATTAATTGATGAGGCTGCTTTTATTGAAAATATTGGTGAGATATGGGCTTCAGCTCAACAAACACTTGCTACTGGTGGTGGGTGTATTGCATTATCTACCCCTTATGGTACAGGTAATTGGTTTCACCAAACCTGGGTTAGAGCAGAAAACCAAGAAAACGACTTTTTACCTATTAAACTCCCTTGGTATGTCCACCCAGAACGTGATCAAACATGGAGAGATAGACAAGATGAATTACTAGGTGACCCTAGAATGGCAGCACAAGAGTGTGACTGTGATTTTAATACATCAGGTGATACAGTATTTTATGCTGAGTATCTACAATTCTATGAACAAACTTATATTAAAGATCCCCTTGAAAAACGAGGTGCTGATCAAAATCTATGGATTTGGGAACCAGCAGATTACTCCAGAACCTATCTTGTGGTTGCTGATGTTGCTCGGGGAGATGGGAAAGATTATTCTGCGTTTCATGTTATCGATATTGAAACAAATACTCAAGTAGCTGAATATAAAGGGCAATTAGGTACAAAAGAATTTGGCCATTTATTAACAGGTATAGCTACTGAATATAATGAGGCTTTACTTGTAGTAGAGAATGCCTCAATTGGTTGGGCAACTATACAAACTATTATTGATAGAGGGTATACTAATCTTTACTACTCAACTAAAAGTGATGCTACAAAAGCAGATTCGTATTTTGACAAATATATGGATACATCAAAAATGGTTCCTGGGTTTAGTATGACATCTAGAGTTAGACCTTTAATTATAGGTAAAATTCAAGAATACGTTAATGATAAATCCGTAATTATTCAATCAAAACGCTTAATAGAAGAAATGAAAGTGTTTATGTGGAAAAATGGACGTGCAGAAGCTCAACAAGGTTACAATGACGATTTGGTTATGTCATTTGGGATTGGTATGTTCATGCGTGATACATCATTTAAATTTAGTCAACAACATTTAGATATGAGTAAGGCTGCTTTAAATGGTATTTCTACTAATAAAGTATCTTGGAAAGGTGGGTATAATGCTAATAACGTTGATAACCCATATACCCAAGAGATAAATGGCAAACAAGAAGATATTAGTTGGCTGCTTTAGACAATATTTATAATAATAACAGATATTATGGCTGATAAAGGCTTATTTACTAGATTACAAAGATTATTTTCCTCGGATGTTGTTATCCGTAATGTTGGAGGTAATCAATTAAAAACGGTTGATACCGATCACATCCAAACCTCAGGAGAATTTGCTACAAATTCCCTAATGGATAGATATAGAGGAGTTTACCAAAACCCATCTTCAACATCATTGTATGGTTCACAGTTCAATATGAACTACCAATACATGAGAACAATGCTTTACTCAGATTATGATGTAATGGATACAGATGCTATTATAGCTTCTGCTCTTGATATTGTAGCTGATGAATGTTCACTTAAAAATGACATGGGTGAAGTATTACAAATTAAATCCTCGGATGAAGATATTCAAAAAATTCTATACAATTTATTTTACGATGTATTAAATATTGAATTTAATCTTTGGGCTTGGACTCGCCAAATGTGTAAGTATGGTGATTTCTTCCTTAAACTAGAAATTTCAGAAAAATTTGGTGTATACAATGTTATCCCTTATTCAGCATATCATATTGAAAGACAAGAAAATTTCGACCCCGAAAATCCATCTAAAGTAATATTCAATTACAACCCAGATGGTTTTTATGGTGGTTCTTCTTCTGGTTATTATAGTGTTCCTAATCAACAGAACGCTAATATGATTACGTTTGATAACTATGAGATTGCTCATTTCCGTTTACTTTCGGATATGAACTATTTACCTTATGGTAGATCATATATCGAACCAGGTCGTAAATTATACAAGCAATATGCGTTAATGGAAGATGCTATGTTAATCCATAGAATTGTTCGTGCCCCTGAAAAACGTATTTTTAAAATTAATGTTGGTTCTATTCCACCAAATGAAGTAGAAAACTTCATGCAAAAAACTATCTCAACCCTAAAACGTACTCCGTATATGGATGAGAAAACAGGTGAATATAACTTAAAGTATAACATGCAAAACCTACTTGAAGATTTCTATCTACCAGTTAGAGGAAATGATCAAGCAACTCAAATTGAGACTACACCTGGTTTATCATATGATGGTATTCAAGATGTAGAATATTTAAGAGAAAAATTATTTGCTGCTCTTAAAGTACCAAAAGCGTTTATGGGTTATGATGCTGACCTATCAGGTAAAGCTACATTAGCAGCTGAAGATATCCGTTTCGGTCGTACAATTGATCGCATTCAACGTATCCTAATCTCAGAATTATACAAAATTGCTTTATTTCACTTGTATGCCCAAGGGTATAGAGACGAACAAATGACTAATTTTACATTAGATTTAACTACACCTTCAATCATCTACGATCAAGAAAAGATCGCATTAATGAAAGAAAAAGTAGATTTAGCTGCTCAAATGATGGAAAATAAATTAGTCCCAACAGATTGGATCTATGAACACATCTTCCACTTTAGTGAAGACCAGTATGAAGAATATAGAGACTTAATTGCCCAGGATCAAAAACGTCAATTCCGTTTACAACAAATTGAGACTGAAGGTAATGACCCACTTACAACAGGCCGTTCATATGGTACACCACATGATTTAGCATCATTGTATGGTCAAGGTAGAATGGAAAGTGATCCTGCTAACGTACCAGATGGGTATAATGAAAAAGAGCCATTAGGTAGACCTGAAGAAAAGGTATCTAATATTAATACTCAACAAAATGTCTTTGGTAAAGATCGTTTAGGTAAAAAAGAAATGAAAGTAGACGATCAACCTGGTTTAAGAGAAACTGCTGAAAAACAATTTCTTAAAAATCGTTCCTTATTAGAAAACATGAATAAGGAAATTGTATTTAAATCTGATAAGAAAAAAGAATCTTTATTAGATGAAAAAAACATTAAAGAGTAATATCCCCTTATATATTTATAATAAATCCTAGTAGGAATGAACATTAAACATTCAAA